CCTTATGGCGGGAATGTATTGCCCTACTCCGGTAATGCTGTGTTTCTCGTCAACCATTTTTATTAAAATTTCGTTGGTCGGTTCGGTGTCGTCATTCAAAAATATAATATTATTTGTTTCCGCAAGTTTCGCACCCTTATTACAATTCTGCCCAAATGTTCCTCCGCTAACTATTATTATGTTGAATATCTTATTATCAATCCTTTTTAAAACTTCTGCCAACATATCGTGTTGGCTATGGTGGGGTATTACAATATCAGCTATTTTCTTCAAGTGCTTATCGTAAATCTTCTCTTTATCCTTTGTTGAGTCCCCGCTCGAAATTCTTTCTTTAGAATATTCCGTTTCGAATAAACAATGATCGCAAAATACTGGCTTGTGTCCGGCTCTTGATAATCGAACCCATAAATCCCAATCATTAAATCTTTTGAACTTCTCGTCAAATTTCGGCTTGGCTTTAGCCCGAATCAAACTCATTGTTGATATTCCAAAAAAGTAATAAATAAAATCTTTTGAATGAATATTGTAATCGTTCGGCTTCCTGTTCATATTGTATTCTTCTCCGTCTATTTTAAATCTCCCGAAAGCCCAATCCGCGTCTTTATTCTTTTGCAATGTATTATATAAATTTTCTAAACAATCCGGTTCGAGTCTTACATCATTATCGCAAAAAAATATATATTTTCCCTTGGCTTTTTTTAATCCTTGGTTCCTAGCCCAACTTGCACCTTTCGAATTTTTGTCAATAATATTAATAATCTGTAAATTTTTGTAACTCTGATTTTTTATAGACTCTAACGAATCATTTTTTTCCCCTTTTCTGTTTGGTATTATTATTGAGATTAAGTCTTTCATTTATTTGTTATTGTAAAAAAATCGTAATTCCCCTTTTTAAATAACGGGCTGATCGTATCGCTAAAATCTATAATTTTTTTATTTGACTTCTTGCTTCCTATTCTTGAGATTATTCGCTCAACTCTTTTTTCTCTTTCAGAAACTATATTTATAACACAATCAAATTCTGATAACTCCAATGCTCCGTGGTTATCTACTACTATCTTATCTCCTGTAACCCCCTTTTCAGCAAATGAAGATTTATTGTCTGAATAAATTTTATATCCCTTGAAAAATTGAGTATAATAAGTTTTGCCTGCTCCAGGCTTTCCAATGAGTGCAATCCTTTTATAATTTTTGCCCAAAATATAATCAATAGTTTTTTCTTCCCGTGCTAATCTGAAAAATGGTCTAGTTGTAACTGCTCCTAAATATTCAATGGTTTTGTAATTCGTGTAAGTCAAAAATAAATCCGTCCAATCTGCTCTCGTGTATTTATGTTGGCTTCCGTGTCCCTCTATATACATAATATCTGCAACTTGAGCTGAATTCGATAATACTGCCACCTTATTTTTCATATTCCCCAAAATAGAAAGGCACAAAATAATATCAAACTTCGGTAATTCTTTCCAAAAAAAATGGTTTTCTAAATTATCCCTAAAGATATTATTATCCTCTGCCCTTCCTTTTTCTATTGCTTCCCTATCTATTTCAACTCCTATCACCTTTTTAGCTCCTAATCTTTTCGCCTCTAGCATGGTCTGTCCTCCCCAACAACCTAAATCTAGCACCGTGGCGTCTTTAAAATCGCTCTCAATGAACTTCTGCCTATCCTTTAATTTTCTTTCGCCTGACGATCCCGGTAAATCCTGATAATTTTTCCACTTTACCGTTCCGTCCGGTTGCTTGAAAGCTGTTTGAGCCATAATTCTATCTCAAACGGGAGGCAGTTTCAATCACCGCCTCCCGTATACAAATTAACTCTAGCTTACAGAAGGGACATCTAAAATAACAGAAGCCTCTTTCATGGCTAGCACTCCGTCAATTCTTTTAACTAATCTAACTGTCACTTCGTCATATCTGAAACGATCGTGAATAGAAACATCAACTGTTATACCTTCTCTATCTCCAATGTAATACCAAGAAAAATCGGTCAATGATAAATCTCCTTTGGTTCCTAGTGCTGGAACTTTCTCCGTTTCAATAAATGATCTTCCTTTTAACTTAGGAGGAGTTCCTTCTCTTAAACTATCCGCCCATAATGGTCTTCCGGTTGTAGCGTCTACCAAACTATCTACATATTCAATTACGTCAGTTCCGCCAACCCATATTGAATTTTTTCTAAACTGTGGTTTCAAAGTATAGAACATTGAAATCACATCTGCGTAACTAACTTGGTTCGCTACTGCTCTGTTTACCACTGAAATATCCGTATCGGCTAGTAAACCATAAGGCTGAGTTGTCCCGTTGCCTCTGAGCAAGTAGTAATCCTCGTAATAAGCCATTGCTCTCCCAAAAATGTTTACAACATAATTGGCAAAATCTATATTACTATCACTCAAAATCTCTCTTGACTCGGTTGTCAACATTAACATCTTCTTGGCTGTCATTGAAATCTGTGTCAATGCAAAACTTGTATCGGTAGCAGTTTCGCTTTCGCCAACCCAAGAAACTGAAACCCCTCCAAACTGGCTGGAAGATTGGTCTAACTTATTCTTTTTCCAAGTATCTGACTTCATCTTAATCTTAGTGGCTCTAGATCTTACAATCGCTTCTTCCTCTAGGAAACTTAAAATGGAAGTTTCTAATTCCTCCGGTACTGTATAACCTCCGTCAGCATCGGTTCCCTCGTTGAAAGCAGCAGCCTTCTCGGTAAACTGAGCACCTCTAATCATATTTTTCATATCTTTAACAAAGGTTTCCATTTTGCTTCCCAACTTAACAAAAGGAGCAAGGTGGCTCTTTGTATTCATAACTGACTTCTCGCTTTGCTCTCCTTCTTTGCTAACGAATTTTACTTCTTTTTTAACTTTCTTAACTTCCTTTTTGATTTTGTCAAATTCTTTTCCAACCGCCTCGTTTACGGCTGTCCCCACTAACTTTAATAGTTTTTTATCCATAACTTTTTTTACTTATTATCTTTTCTGCTCTTAATTAGAACTGCCTCAATGGCAGATCTCGCTATTTTAATCAATTCGCTTTTAGCTTTTTCCGTGTCAACGGTTTTAGCTTTAGGTTTGACGGCTCGACCCTTTTTATCCGCGTCCTTGCCCTTGTTAGCTTCGGTAGCTTTCAAGAGGCTTTTTAATGGGACGGTGGCTTTGTCCATCGCACCTATAGCGTTGTTAATTAAATCTCTATTACGTTTACTTAAAACTTTACCTGCTTTCATTTCTGCCTCAAGTTCTTTAAATTCTTTTTCTGTAAATACAATCTTCTTTGTTTTCTTTAGTTTCTTTCGGTCATCACTTTTTACTATCTTGTCCCAATTTAAAGTTCCTTCCGTTTCTTTAATAAAGTTTTTGAACTTCTTTTTATCCTTTGAAACACCCTTCAATAGGGCTTCTGCATAGGCTCCTACATTTACAAAACTAACCTCTAGAAGTTCCTGCTTAGTAAAATCAATTCCTTTGTCGTTCGGTTCATACTCGGTCGGTGCAAATCCAACACTAAATGCTTTCAAAAATCCTTTCTCAGCTAAAAGTTTTAATTCGCTTGCGAAAGGTGTCGGAGCAAACTCTCCTTTTAACATTAACATTTCTTCCTCTACCCAAACCTTTATGGCTTTCCCTATCGTTGGGATTGAGTGATCGTGAGCCCATAACAGAACAGGATTTTTCTTAAAGTTTTTTAAATCCCAACCTTTAGGGTCTATCGTATCTCCGTATCTGTCGGTTTTAATTCCACTAACAACCGCTGTAAAAGTTCCGTCATCGTCCAACCCCTTGAATTTAACTTCCCCTAATCCGTAAATTTTTTTCATTATCTTAATTTAAAATTATTTAACCACAGGAATTATGGTACATCTGCAATTAATGATCTCTCCGGGATCTCCTTCCGGGTCACCCGGGTAATTTAATCCGTTGCTAAATTTCTTTTTCGTTCCGACCTTCTCGCCGTCTAGCCTAATATGCGTATCTCTAGTTTTTGTATCTCTAGTCGCTAACCATTCTTTTTTACTGACTACCTCGCTCTGTTCGTAGCCAAATAATGTTCCCGCGTTATTGCTGGATAATACTTCTGTCCTTGCAATAGTTTTATCCCTTCCTTTGTACCACATATTAAATAATCTATCCACCCTTTTGGCTAATTTTGGAATACTCTCGCCTTCTAAAACTCCTGCCGATAACTCTGACTTTAATTTTTGTATTGTGGTTTCGTTTACTTCCACGCCAAATTTCATTGCTTTTTTGTCAATCCATTCTGCTGTTACTGGATCCTCAATATCAAAATCTTTTTTAATTGATTTCTTCCCTACTTGTTTCAATGCCAAGTCCCCGGCTTCTTTTACTATCGTTGTAATAATCGGCTTTGATGTTTTTGAGAATAGTTTAGTTTCTTTTTTTAAATTAAGTAGCCCTAATTTTTCCGCTTCTATTTTACTATTAATCTTTAATTTTTTCAATGCTTTTAATGCTCTTGCTTTTTGAGCCTTAAATAACTTCCTGTCCATTGTCTGCCATTTCTTTTCCCAACTTTTTAAGAAGTTGTCAAAGGTTTTCCAAATGGCGTCTTTGTCATATTGCTTTGTTACTGTTTTTCTCTTTTGGGTTTGAGTGATAGCG